GCGATCGCGCGCGGTCAGGGCAAGATCACCGGTAAGGCAAAATTCGCCCAGATCCTCGGATTGCTATATTCCGACATCTTTTTTGGCCTTACCCCGGCAACCGGCCAATTTGCGGTGTCACAGCTCGAGGCCGCTAGCATCCCAGCTGCCACGCCTTATACAGTAACTGTCGCCAACGCAACTAATTACAACGACGACCTTGGCGTCGTCTACGCTGTCAGCGGCAAGCGCTTCAACCGGGTGACGACGCCGTCTGCAGCCGGGCAGTATTCTGTAAATTTTGCCACTGGCATCTATACTTTTTCGTCGGCCGATGCGAATGCCGGCGTCTTGATCTCGTACACCTACAACCTAACGACGTCGGGCAGCAAGCTCGCGATCACAAACCAGGTTATGGGGACGACTCCGACCTTCAAGGCGACGTTCTACACTAACTATGCCGGCAACGGGACGGCGCTGCGTCTCAACGCCTGCATGGCCGACAAGTTGTCATTGCCGACCAAAGTCGATGACTGGATGATTCAAGAGCTCGATTTCTCGGCTTTCGCTGATGCCTCCGGAACGATCGGCTATCTGAGTACGGTAGAGTAATGCTTCCCGGGGTGACGATTGCGATGGGCGGCCGGGATTGGCTGGTTCCGCCGCTGACGCTCGGCCAGCTCCGGCGGCTGATGCCCAAAGTGCGGCAATTGACCGAAATAGGCGCATCCATGGGCGAGACCCAGATCGGCGTGCTCGTCGAAATCGTCGCCGCGGCATTGCAACGCAACTACCCTGAGGCAACGGCAGACATGGTCGAGAATCTACTCGATCTTGGGAATGCCAGTGCCGTACTTAATGCAGTTCTGACTGGCTCCGGGCTAAAGCTGCGGGATAACAGCCTGGGGGAAGTGGCGGCCCCCGGGAGCGGCCCGGGGGCGGCGGGCTCGACGGTCGCGAGACAACCATCGGACCCGGTGCGGCAGGCGAGGCCGGCTGGGGACATATCTATGGCCTCCTCGCAACCGCCTGTGGCTACAGCTACTCCGTAATCGACGAAATGACGCTCTTCGATGTCGAAGAGCTCACCGCATATTGGGCCGAGCATCCTCCTGTACACATCCTGGTGGGAGCCTATCTCGGCGTCGGCAAACATCAACGTTGCCGGACACCATCGGCCCGCTCCGGGCCAGGCCGCGCAGCGCGCGCGGATCTGCAAGGAATCCTGGCGGAGCTCGGCCCCGGGTTTGGCGTCGGCGATGTTCACGCCGGTCTGCCGGAGGTGGTGCTCGATTTTCTCGAGCTTCGGAACCAGCGGAAGCGTGAAGACTGCAGCTCGCAAGGCGGCCCGAGCGGCAGGAAATGAGCCGCCTCAGCTCGTCACCTCATTGAGGGCGCTACATGGCCGACATTGAAACCAGCGTCGTCATCAACGCCCAAACCGACGACCTCCAATCGGGAATGGAGGCGGCGACAAATTCGGTTCAGGCGGCGACGGATGCGATGCGAACCCAGCTCGCCGGATTGGGTGCCGCCGCCCAGCAGGCGCAATCGCAGATCAGCACCGCTGCCGCGCAGGTCGGATCGAGCATTGGCGCGCTGCAGTCCAAAGCCGCAAGTCTTGCCGGGTCGGTCGGCGACGGTGTGATCCCGACCGCCACCGTCGGGAACTACAGCAGTGCCGGCGCGGGAGTGGCACGGCGGGATGGCGCGTCGGCCCGCGGCGGATCCACTGACAGCTTGTCGGCGTGGCGCGCCGAGCTGCAGGAGCAACTGCTGGCAGAGCAAAGCTTTTTCGGCCAGTCAAAGAGCGAAGAGCTGGAGTTCTGGCAAGATAAGCTGGCGCTGACCGAAGCCGGATCGAATGCCCGCTTAGCGGTGGATCGCAACATTTATGAACTCGAAAAGCAGCTCGCTGTGCAAGGCGAACGGGACCAGCTCGACCAGCTCAAGGCGGATCAAAAGGTCGCCGATGCGAAATTCGCCAACTATAAGGCAGCGATCGATGACGAGGCCGCGCTAGGCCGAATTTCGGCTACGGAACAGGTCCGACAGGAACAAGAACTCCTTGACCTCAAATGGTCTTACGATCAGGCCTATTACGAAAAGAAACTCGACGCCGCGCAGAACGATGTCCGTACACAGCAAAAGCTGATCGAGGAGCAGGAGCTTGCCTACGAGAAGTATGTCGGCGAGGTCCAAGCGCTCGATACCAAGCTGGCAGAAGCAAACAAAAAAGCATGGGACGACTTGGTTGCTCCGGTCGAGCGCGCCATCGATACTTCTGTTACCGGTATTATCCTGGGGACGACAACAGTGCAGAAGGCGCTGGCGAACCTCGCTCAGTCAATCGTTGCCGAATTCGTCAACTCGGCAGTGAAGGGAGTTTTTGGTCAAATCGGCAATCTCTTTGGTGCAAGCCTCCTCGCAGGCGGCGGAGATCAGGACTTCTCAGGGGGTCTCACCGGCGCCGGCGAGGAGGTGCTGGGTGGGAGGATCGCCGATAGCTTGGGGCTCGGCAGCCTGCTCGGCTCCGCAGGAATCCTTGGCAGCCTGTTCAAAGGGATCGGGACTCTGTTCGGCTTTGAGCATGGAGGCATCGTGCCGAGCGCGCAGGGTGGGTGGGCAGTCCCGAGCCTCGGGCCGGGAGGCGTGTTCGCGCAGCTGCACAGCAATGAGATGGTGCTGCCCGCGAATATCTCTCAAGGTTTGCAAAACTTGATTACCACGCCCAATGGCGCCAATACGAGCAACGGAGGCGCTCCCGTCGTCGTCAACTTTGGCGTTTCAGCGATGGATAGCCAGGACGTGGCACGGTTTTTTCGCAGCAACGGCAGCACGCTCGTTGCGGCGATCAACAACGCGATGCGCAATGGATCGATGCTGCGGACGAGCTGATGGCCGACATCGGAGTTTTCCCGTCGCTACCCGGTCTCGCCTGGAGCGTCACAAAGACGCCGACCTTCCAGACCCGCATCCAGCGGGCAGTGTCCGGCCGGGAATTACGAGCGCTCGATTATCCCTATCCGCTTTGGCAGTTCACGCTGGTTTTTGATTTACTTCGTGACAACCCGGCCGCCGGCTACGACGAGCTGAGAACCCTAATGGGATTCTTCATGCTCTGCCAGGGTGCCTTCGGCACATTCCTGTTTCGTGACCCGAGCGATGATCAGGTCACTGGACAGCAAATCGGCGTCGGCAACGCCAGCACGACCGTCTTCCAGCTGCAGCGGGCGATGGGCACGACACTGCCCGGTGGTGGCTTTCTGGAACCCATCTTAGCGCCCGACGTCGTCGGTGCGGTCTACCTCGACGGCATCACGCAAAGCCCACGAAGCTACAGCGTCGATCCGAACACCGGATTGGTGACATTCAGCACGGCACCGGGCAGCGGGCTGATTATCACTGCGGACTACAGTTATTACTTTCGGTGCCGCTTCATCGACGACAGCTACGCTTTCGAGAATTTCATGTTTCAGCTGTGGCAGCTCAAAAAGCTGACCTTCATCTCGGTGCGGTCGTGAGGCCTGCTTCGGCCGCCCTGATTGCGCTGCTCAACAGCGGCGAACGATTCATTATGGCCGACCTCTACACCTTCACCTTGGTCGGCGGCACAACGATCTTGCGTTATTCGGCAGGGCCGACCTCGATCGCCGCCAATGGTTTCCTGTTCACGGCGGGGCCGAAATTCGAGCGGTCAAAGACCAACGTCGTGATCGGCACCCAGGTCGACGAGCTCGACATTAAGATCTACCCTGAGACGACCGACCTCGTCGGCTCGACGCCGTTTCTCGAGGCCGCGTGGCAAGGACAATTCGACGGCGCTTTGTTGCAGTTGGAGCGCGCCTTTATGGGTGCTGCCGGAGGCGGTTACGGCGACACCAGCGCCGGGACGGTGATCCTGTTTTCCGGGCGCATCTCCGACATCGATTGCAGCCGTACCGGCATCGACATGAAATGCCGCTCACATCTCGAGCTGCTCAACATCCAGATGCCGCGCCGATTGTGGCAATCGAGCTGTACCCACATCTTTGGCGATGCGATGTGCCTGTTCAACCGGTCAAGTCTCGCTGCAACATTCTCGGCCGGCAGCGGATCGACGACGACCGTCATTCAGGGGGTGCCAACGACGACCACGCCCTACGCGCAAGGGACGATTATCGGCGTCACCGGCGGCAATACCGGTTACAGCCGCACGATATCGTCCTTTGTCAGCGGCGCCGCCGTTACGGTCAAGCTTGCCTTTCTGTCGCCTGTAATCGCCGGCGATCAATTCCAGCTCCTTCCAGGTTGCGATCGCACGCTCGCAACCTGTACCAACGTCTTCAACAACGCCATCCATTTTGGTGGTTTTCCCTACATCCCGACCCCGGAGACCGCCGTATGACTGACCCGCGGCGGCTCCGGGTCATCGAGGAGGCCCGGGGGTGGTTGGGCACGCCCTATCACCACATGGGCCGGGTCAAGGGGGCTGGAACTGATTGCCTGATGATGCTCGCCGAGGTCTATCAGGCGGCGGACGTCGTTCCGGAAATCGAAGTCCCCTTCTACTCGCCAGACTGGCATCTCCATCGCGATATTGAGCGGTATCTCGAAGGAATGATGCAATACGCGTGTGAGATCCAGGGGCCGCCACGCTCGGGCGACATTGCACTCTTTAAATTCGGGCGTTGCTTCGCCCATGGTGCGATCGTCATTGAATGGCCGCGCGTCATCCACGCTTGGCACAATGCTGGCGTGCTATACGCCGATGCGACGCAGCCGCAGCTGGCGGGGCGGCCAGTGCGTTTTTTTGATCCGTTTGTCTGATGGGCGGAATTCTAGGCGGCGGCTCGAACGCCAAGCAGCAGCGCGCTGTCGGCTCGCTGCAATTCCAGACTTCTCAGGCGGGCGGTGTCATCCCGCTGATCTACGGCACGACCAAGGTTAGTCCAAACCTGCTCGATTATGACGATTTCATTGCGACGCCCAGCAAGCAAGCCGGAGGCAAAGGTAAAGGCGGTGGAGGCGGCAAAGGTGGTGGCCAGCAGTACATGTATTCGGCTTCGTTTATCATGGGGATATGCCAGGGGCCGATTGCCGGGTTAGGCTTGGCGTGGTGGGACAAGAACATTGGAACCGTTGCGGGGCTGCCGAGCATCTCAAGCATCAATCTCGGTGCTGACGGGCAGACGATCGACCCCTATTGGTCAAGCGCTCACCCCGCGAAGGCGATTGGCTATTCCGCTACCGCGACCATCGTCTTCGCCAACTATCAGCTCGGCAACACCGCGACGCTGCCGAATTTCAATTTTGAGGTGTTTGGTGTCGGCGCCGGCATATCGGGTGCCTCACCCAACGGCTACGACGCCAATCCGGCGCAAATCGTCAGCGATTTTCTGACAAATCCGCGCTATGGCGCGAATTTTCCGGCGGCCAATCTCGACCCGGCGATGACATCCGACGCTGCTTCGTCATACGCAAACTATTGTGCAGCAGTCGGCCTGTTCCTCTCGCCGCTGCTCGATCAGCAGCAGGAGGCGCAGCAATCGCTCGCCGACATCACGAAAGTAACCAACAGTGCGATTGTGTGGTCTGGCGCGCAATTAAAGATCGTCTCTTATGGGGACCATCCGGTCACCAACGCCTTCACCTTGGTGAGCTTCAATGGAGCGCCCACCCAGGCGGGCGGTGACACGATCAGTCTGACCTTTACCGATCCCGCCTTCAATGGCGGCTCCCCCTACACGGTCTCCTATACGACGCTGGCAAATCTTCAGATGCCGGGAGCGATGGCCGGACTTGCGCAAGCCGTCAACGGCGACGCCAACGTCACCGGGTTCGGCCTCCTCGCGTCCGGTGCCGGTCTCGACGGAGTCATGATAATTCAGTCGCATCCGACCGGCAGTACCACAATCAGCCAAGCCGGTGGCGGAGGAATTGCCGCGACCGCGGTGGGCCCGACAACGACCCACAATTTCATGCCGAACACTACGCCGATCTACAGTCTCGGCGAGGACGACTACATTGTTCAGCAATCGAGTGTCGGCATCAATCTCGGGGTCACACCGGGGGGTCCTGCGTTGCGTTCCGGTGCGACGCCGATCACTGGCGGCTTTATGGACGATCCACTGCACATCGTGCGGTCGACGCCAGCTGACGCCAATAATATGATCGAAGTCGAGTGCCTCGACCGGCAGAACAACTACAATACCGCGATCGCCGAGGCATTTGACCAAGGCTCCATCGATCTCTACGGTGTGCGCCGCGATACCAGTACTAAGGCGCGGCTGATCACAGACCCGCTTTATGTCGGTGGGATGGTCGCTCAACTGCTGTTGCAGCGCCAGCTCCTTTACCGCAATACCTACACGTTCCGACTCGGCTGGAAATACGTCCTACTGGAGCCGATGGATCTGGTGCAGATTACAGATTCGCGGCTGGGCGCCAGTGGGTTGACGGTACGGATCACAGCTGTCGAGGAAGACGACGAAGGCATGCTGTCGATTACCGCCGAGGATTTCTTTGGTGACTACTCGGCGACTGTCCTCTACCCGCCGGCCAATTATTCGCCATCCGCCGCGCCGTCGATCCTCGGGGTGGGCGGTGGCATTGTGGCCCCGGCCGTGAAGCAGGCGAGCGGCGGTGCGGTCGGCGGTTTCGTGCCGAACTGGAGCGCGGCGCCGGGCAACGTCAACACACCGCTGATCTTCGAGCCACCAGCAGCGTTATTGTCAGGCGATCTTGAAATTTGGATTGCACTGTCAGGCAGCCCGAATTGGGGTGGCGCACAGGTTTGGATCTCGAGCGACGGCGATTCTTACGCTTTTGCGGGCACGGTTTCTGGTCCGGCGATCCAGGGCGTTTTGACCGCAACGATCGGCGACAGCGGCGGCCGCCCCGACCTCACCGACACCTGCTCGGTCGATGTCAGCGAAAGTCGCGGTCAGCTGTTCTCGGTCTCGGCCACCGACGCGGCGAACCTCGTCACCCTGTGCTATGTTGGTGGCGAGCTATTCGCCTATCAGACCGCGAACCTAACCAGCGTCAATCACTATAACCTGACGACACTCTATCGCGGTGCCTATGGCACGGTAGCCGCCAATCATCCGGCTGGGACGCAATTCGCGCGGATCGACCAGTCGATTGGTCGCTTCTCCTATCCCGGTACAGTGATCGGCCAGACCATATTTCTGAAATTCCTGTCGTTCAATATCGTAGGCGGGGCTTTACAGAACCTCCCAGAGGTGCTGCCTTATACCTACACGGTGACAGGCTCGGGCAAAGCCGCGGTGTCGACGACCGTGTCGGGCTCCTTTACAGGCACCAGCAGCGCCAGTCTCGTCGTCCAGCGCTACGTGTTTGCCGCGACGGTCACGTTTCCGGCCGGGCTCGTCGGCTCCCAGGGCACCGCCGGGGTGGCTGCCGCGGCCTCGACGACCTACGCCATCAAGAAGAACGCCACCAACGTCGGAACCATGGAGTTTGCGGCTTCGTCGACGACCGCGACCTTTGCGATGCCGTCGGCAACCACGTTCATGACCGGCGATGTCCTGACCGTCGTCGCCCCGTCCACCCCGGACCCGACATTGGCCAACCTCGCCTGGACCCTAGTCGGATCGCAGTGAGCGGACCGCTCGTCCGCGACTACCCCCCACCCATCAGATAGAGGCACCCGTGAAACTCGAATCCTGGCACAGCAGCGATGACAAGCGCCGTTGGAAGATCGTACGCACCGACAACTACACCGATGTCCCTGGCGAGATCGTCACTGCCGACGAATTGACCGGGGAGTGCAGCCTGCACATCGCCGGCGAGACCAAGACACTGAGCTTTGGCCCCGGCGGCATCAGGATCGTTGGTCGGGGAAGATGACGGACGACAATCGGATATGGCCAAGGTTTAGCCCGGAAATCAATTTCGGGCACCTGCTACAGGCAACCGTCATTCTGGTGACCATGGGAGGGGGCGCGATAACCAGCTATTTGAGCCTGCGGTCGGACATTCAACAGGTCCGTGCCGATCTGACCGTCAAGGTCAGCGAGCATGAATTGCGCATCGCCACGATCGAGCACGCCATCGACGACCAGCACCGGGAGGAGCGCGAATTTCAGGCCGAGATGCGTTCGGCGATCTCTCGGGTGACCGATATCCTGAGTGACGTACGGGTTCAACTCGGACGCCGATTGCCGCCGCGTGGCTGA